ACGAATTTTATTTTCGTCTTTTAAACGTCTTACAGTATTAGCAAGTTTTTGTACAAGGCTATGCTTAACACCTAAGTTACTATTAAGTTCTATTTGAATGTGTGGCTTAGGATCTGCATCTAAGCGTTCAAAAAGTTCCCAAGTACTCTTATGCATTAAGGGCTCTCCACCAGTAATGCGTAAAATGTTTAGCGTTTTGCTTACTTCAGGCCACCATTTCCACCATGCATCTACATAGGGATTTTCTTCTTCCTTCTGATAGACCTTAAACCAGTCTATGTCTTGCCGGTGGTCGGTGCTCGTGTCGTACGGACCATATTGTTTGATTTCATTCCAGTATCTGCTCGAGGCTTTTGGATGACAGTAGCCGCACTTAAAGTTACATTCATTCGAGAAACTAATTTCGATATATTCAGGGTTGACATTATAATTAAATCCATTCTTTTTTATTTCTTCTAAACGCTGCGGAGTATAGATACTCGCAGTCTTAATATGCCTGTCGCTGATGTAATCCTTTCCCATTGCTTCTATCTTCCAACAATAAGAACATCCTTCAGGCTGCTTGCCTTCTAACATTTGCCTACGCTGATCTTTCTTTTCTTTTGTATTGTGTAATGCACTTGGATCTACTGCAATCTCTTCCAAAGGAATGGAGTGAGGTGCAGGATGATAACACGAGTGCGTTTCGCCTGTCTGTAAATAAATTGTAGTGTGATGCCATTTAGCCATACAAAACGTAGAACTAATCGCTGCATCTGTAATAGGAAGTATTTCCTTTATCTTAATAAGCTCGTTATTCATCTACGCTTTCTTATTACTCTTGGTGTATTATGATATAGTGCTTTAAAGAAGTGGCTACCATTTGCATCTAACTCTGCAATTTCAATGCCAAGTTCTGATCTTAACAAATCGCCTTGTCCTTCGATGGCTCCTAACAAGTCTTCTTCATCTAATATGTCTTTACTTTCCCACTGTTTGTTTAACCAAGTAAAGTCACGCACTTCTGCATGATTCCAATCTGTTAACATAGTCTTAATAAGACCTTCGCGAGCACCGTGAATGCTCCATAGACCATTTTCTACGTCAGCACCTACACTACACCAAATTCTTAACCTATCAAAGTTTTGCCACCAAGTCTCTTTTAAATCTGTTACCTTAGTACCTTGGTCTAAGCACATTTTAACACCTTCACGGAATCCTGCTCTCCATGCCTGCCACGGTGTTGCGTTTGTAAAGCTCTCCGAGTAGTTTTCATTAAACTGATAATACTTGTCGTCAAAGCAAAACTCTACTAAACCTTTATCATCACCGTCTACTGAGTTTTCATGAGTACGCATATTGTGGACAAACTTTCTTGTCCACAATTTTAATCCGCCATTACCGTACATGAGACCGTTAACATGTACTTTTCCACACCAACTAAAAACGTGCTCTGGCGTTAATCCTAGTTCGTCTAAATCTATTTCAACATTAAGAAAGTTTGGATCAATGATATTATCAGCATCTACTGTAACAAAATACTCTGTTTCACTCATATCTGCACAGACTTTGTGCGCAGCGTCACTACCTTCAACTCCGTGAACACGTTTTGCCCAAGGTACTTTTTGACATAGATCTGCATAATTCTTTTCTGCGTTTGGTTCGTCATAACTTAAAAATATTATGTCCTGATCTACTATTCGTATCTTACTCATATATCCTCTTTAACTGATAAGTGTCGAATCGTTTTGACGTATAAACACTAAGTGGCATGCTTACTTCTTCAAAAGGCATCGTGAATGGTATTATATAATAGTTATCGACTACTGCTCGTCCAAAGTCTACAAACAGAGTTTTATACAAAACGTTTGGGTCATTTTTTTCAGTAACGCTAAACATTAAATTTGCATTTAGACTGACTCCTTTAGATTTAAGATTTTTCTTAAATTCACTTCCAATTTTTACCTTCCAGCAAGTATTTGGAATATCTTGAATTACCAACACATCTGGATCAGTGTCGTCAGTATCTATCACTTCGTATATTAATTCGTTTACTGAGCAGTTGTCATAAACAAATTCAAATCGTGATACAAATTCTAGACTTTTAGTCTTAGGATCAAACTGTACGATATAATTCTTTGCTGGTTCTACACCTTCTAAAATATTAATTACTTTGCTTAGAGGAACGGTAATATAACTAGTAGTTTCATCTACTTCGTTGCCAATACTAATAACATCTCCTGTATCTTTGTTAAAAGACACATACATCATTTGTTCAGACATACTTCATACTTTCCTATTATATTATCAGTTACAAAATCATCTTCTGTATAGTGGAATACCGTAGTTTGTAGATGGTTTCCTATCTTCAGTTTTAAATCATCTGTTAAGTAAACACCAACACGATTTTGCCATTTAGTTACACCTTCTTTCCAATTCTGTATTGCTGGTTTCATATGTACTAGCATCGGCAAATCTTGTCTAGCGTTTGTAATTTCAGTATCGATATCCATAATCTTTGCAGCAATGGCACAAGTAATGTCCATGCTTGCTGTTTTAGGAAAATAACTTTTACAGAAGTGTCCATAAAACAATTCCCAATTGTTATTGATAAGTTCTACCCATGCATAATATTCTTTACATTTGTCGCATTTTTTAAAGTAATGTAAAGTATTATATACATTTGGCAGATTATTTGCAACAAATGCTTTACGATAATAATTGTCAGTAACTAGTTCCTGTCTGTATGTAAATACCCGGGTTGGATAATATAGATCATAGTTTTTAAAAAATTTCCATAGATAATCCAAGTCCTGTAATACAAGTACGTCTGCGTCTAAAACAATAGTTTCTTCGTATGGAGTCGCATGGTACAATTTCCATCTATGTTCTGTTTGAAATCTACTGTCTGTATTTTCGTACCAAGGAATAGGAATTATTTGATCAAATACCCATTTATATCCGTCTGGAACATCATCGCATGTAACGACACTGACTGGAAATTTATTTTTTGATGCATGTATGCTCATTGCACACAGGTATGCTTGTTTAACATACTCTTGGCCTTTAGCATATATTACAAAACCCTTATTGCTCATCAATGCACCTATTTAAACTAAACTTATTCATAACGTGAAGATTGGCGTTTTTGATTTTCATTAACGTGTATTCGCCAGTATAACCTTGCTTTTCTAACAGCATTAATATGTCATTATTCTTAATTTGCCAGCAAATGCTTTTGTCTGTTGCAAAATACAGCGTTCCTGGCATAGGTTTAGCAAAATCACCTTCTTGGTATCCATTCATTATGTGTATAGCAATAGCAAAACTATAATCATTACGATAGTAAGGAGTATTAATCTGAAACATCCTATCATAGTGTTTCCAATTTTCTTGTATGTGCTGTAATAGATTAAAGAAGATTTTATTTTCAACTGTCTTTCTAAAAAATACACAAGTTGCCCAATAAAATTTTACTGACGTATCAGATACACGATCAAATATTCCTTCTCTATCAACATCTATTAATTCATATGAAATATCGTAGATTAAGAAATCATGTTCTTGATCAAAACAGTATTTAAAAATATCATTGCATATAACAACATCTGTATCTAAAATTAATGTCTCGTCATAAGGACTAAGATCATATGCAAGTGTGCGTGTTTCATTTTTAAATTGTAATTTCTTTTCAACTAAACTGCCATCAAAGAACGTGCGAATGCCGTGGTATTCTGTTTTTGATAGCGTAGTATCTTCTTTTAATTCGTCTTCTTTCCAAACAATAGATATGATCTTATCGAATACATCCGTTGCATCTGGATATTCATTCAATAAGAATTCAGTACTATCTGTTACGATAGTAGTCGGAAGTCCTAAGAATTGTTTTACACGCTTTGCTAGAAACAGTGCTTGTTTACAGTAATCAATTTGGGCATTATTACGAGCAAAGACCAGTACGCCTTTACTCATACTCTACCAATTTCTCCACGCTTCTGTTTTTACGCAACTTTTCGTACTCTGCATGATATTCGTTTGCTGCTGTAAAATATGTATTGACAATTTCAACTGCAAAATCATTTAAATCTTTTACCATTACCGGTGTTTCGTTATCGTCAACTAGAACAATATCTTCATCATTGCCGCGTTCAACTAACATATTAACAAAAGTTATAAGATCCTTTGTTACAGTAAACTGGCCGCCACCGTGATAATAAACAGTTTGTTCGCGATAACGTTCTTTAAGAACACGTTTTTGATTGTTTAGAGTTACCATATAATTGGAAAACTCTAGTGCTTTTTCTAATCTTTCATCCATAAGAAACCCCTATTCATGCTATTATTATATATGAATAGGGGCACTATGTCAAGTATTATTCGAGTGTATTTGTTGTTGCAAAACTTGGGTTGTTTACTGCTACATTTGATCCAGATGCTCTACGAGTTGACATTGTTATAGTAATATCTGCGGTTATATCTTCGTCAACTAAAGGACCATATGGTGGAGGTGGGCTCGGAACTGGTCTATCACCAGCATCATTATCCGTTAATGTTACTTTAAATTCTATAACAGAACTGCTGTTCTCTTTTGCTTCTACCTTATAGACGTTTTCTGCATATACGCCAGATCCAGATTTTGTAAATATTTCTTGATATGATGTTGTTAAATCAGAGTTACCAATTGTACTGCCTGTTCCACTACTTGCTGTTGTTGCAGTATAATTAAAGCGTATAGCGCCTGTATTTGTAAGCATGCTATTCCAGTCTGTATCTTTGGCGCCGCCACCTGCTGCCATAGAACCTGTAACACGAATTTCACCACCGGAGTTAAAGAAATAACGTCTATGGTCTGCATCTGTAAATGTACAAGTAAACGTCATATCAATAGTACCATTCCATGTGCTAGTTCTAACATCTGTTGCAATATCTGCTACAGTTTGCTGGCTTGCTGCAATGCTAAATTTGCTCGATTCTATTGCAGACATCGCTGAAAGATAATCATTGAAGCCGCCTTTTGTGTTCTCACCGTCGAACGTATAAGATCCGTTAACTGCATAAGTTAAATCTGTACCGGTTACATCTGCACCAATAACATTGCCATCCCCTGCTCCAGCAGTAGTTTCGCCAGAAACCTTATATAAAATAGCAGAAATATCGTTGCCCGTTTGGTGAGTGTATGCTTTGTTCATGTCATCATAAAGATCTCTCATGAATTGTGCTTCAACCGTATCACCATCTCCTGCACCTGGACTAGTTGGAGGAGTTACTTGGCCGCTGCTAAGTGCTTGGCCATATCCATCTTCACCAGATCCAACACCAAGGATGTTGCTTATTCTTCCTTGTAATGTATTATACTGTGATGCTGTAATTGTATCACCAACATTAACTGCCATCTTAAATCCTCATTATATATGTACTTTATTTATACCTTCAGTAGGCACTCTACTAATTTTTCTTCTGCTGAGTCGTTTGTTTCAAGTGCTATTCCAACCAAAGAGACGGAAGCAATAGTTGTACATACTCCGTTCTCACTGGCATATACCGCCATTCCTTTAGAAACTGGGCCAACAATCCTTACCGGAACACGACCTTTTAGTGCAACTGCTTGGCCTCCTTCAAGATCGCTATTCATTAAGTATGCCGGTTCTGCAGAAATAACGCCAACGGCAATGTCTTTTGCAGATGCTGCTTCAAGTTCATGGTCTGCATGACTACATACTGCCATCACTGTTCCTGTAGGATGTTCTTTATCTGTAGTATATTTTTCTGCTAAGTCAGCATATTTTGCTTGCGTAGCAACACCAACAAATAGATTTGCTTTTAAGTCGCCTGTTGTTGTACGAACTGCTACTGTATTTGCCGTAGCATTAACATCACCCGATCTATTATTGCCAGAAACAACTAATGTACTTGCTTTTTCTGCGAGACCAGTGAAGTTATTTGCATAAACATTATTAAAAATTCTAGTAGCACTACCTAATGTAACTGTTTCTGTAGTAACACCGTCAGCCTGTAAACCAGGTAACACTGAATTTGCCTGGACGATAAGCGGATTAATTAATGAACCGCCTGAATTCTTTACTTTTAAGAATATCTTTTGTCCAACTTCATTTGATATAACGCCTTCATTGTCGTTTTGAATTTGAAGTCTTAGGTCGTTTGAATCACCGATTGCAATACCAACATCAGCAAATTCTGCTAGTGTTGCAAATGAAGCACTGCCTGCTTGTACAAACTGGTCTGCAGAAACAAATGCTCCGCTGATAACTAATCCTTTTGCTGCAGAGGCCGTTCCCCAATACTGATGATTTGTAGATGTTACACCATTTGTTGATGCAAGGGTATTAACCATTGTAATACCTTGTTTAACAACGTCGAAACCAGGGATTGTATTTTCGGCGTCAGTATTATCGATAGTAAATGCATCATTTGAAATAATAGATACAACAGTGTCATTAACAATAGAAGTAATAACAGCGTGAGCTGTACCGCTTAAATCACGTACTGTACGTGATTTCATCTGCGTAATACCATCGCCTGCATCTTGCGGGCCAACTAGAACATAATCTGTACCATTATAAGCATATAATTGCTCGTTTGCTGTATCCCACCAAAAATCGCCTTCTGTGAGGCCGGTTGGTGTTCCGCTGTTTACTTCTGCGCCTCCAGTTGTGCGCCATTTACTGCCATCATAGAATTTAAGTTTACTTGTTCCTGAATCAAACCATACTTGACCACTTATTGGTCTAGACGGTGCAGTTCCACTTGCAAAATTTTCTAGCAAGTATACAAAATTCTCATTTTGTATTTCACCGTATCCAGCGTAGTTTTTACCAACTAGTTTTAAATCGGTGCTCTGATCAATAGTACCGTCTTCTACGACTGTTAGTACTGTTCTGTTGTATCTATCGATAGTATAAGCCATCTGCTAAACCCCTGTTATATAACATATTTATCGTATTCCGTTCGTTTTACATTACGGTGTGTACGGTACTGCTGTGCCAATCTGTGCCCAAACACCACTTTGTATTTCATAAGTTCTTACAAATCTTGCAGGTGTTGGCGTAATCGTACCTGATGCTGCAACAAACGCAACGTCTTGAACAACAGATACATCGTTAACTACACCATTTTTGTCTACATCAATGTAACTCTTAGTCATAGCACTTTCAATATCAATACCAGTAACTGTTGCACTTGTGTATGTAGTACAATGGATCACTGCTCTTTTTCCATTTGCTGCTACAGTAGCAGGATACATATTTTCTAATATAGCCTTAACATCCACATCTGGATCTGCTAAACCTGTAGTATCTAAAGAAAATATAATTCTTTCGTCTGCAATCTGTGTATCAACATAATTCTTAGTAGCAGCATCCTGAGCACTGCTAGGATCTACTACATTTGTAATTCTAGAAGTAGTAACATTAACTATTTTTGTAGCAGGATTTATAGTTAAATCTGTACTCGAACCTGTGGAAATAATGTTGCCATCTAAGTTAATATTATCAACATCTAAATACTCTAGTGTATCTTCTATCTTGGTCAAACCTTTTGCGGTTTTAACAGTAAAACCTAATTCTGTGGCACTAAGCACAGAATTATTATTAATCTTAAATTCTTTTCCTACATCAAGGTTAACATCCTGGTTTGACGTCCAACATTTTGTACTGTTGTCCCAAGTCCAATCTTTACTACCTTCTGATGATCGAACTATGATACCTGCTCCGTCTACTTCAGTGTCTGCACCTTCTGTACTATCATCCAATAAACCTAACTCAATGTTTTTATCTTGTACTGTTAATTTAGAAACATTAAAATATGTTGCTGAGCCAGAGACCTTTAAATCTCCATCAACATATGCATCACCGGTACATCTAAAGGTGCCGTCTACATCTAATGTATACGATGGGTCATTTCTGTATATTCCAACACGTTCAGTAGAACTATCTACATAAATTGAATCTTTAAATTGGTTTCCTACGCGAGTTTTAATAGAAAAATCTGTTCCGCTTTGTTGTGTTTCAAGAGTACTTGTAGTTCCAACAATCTTTAATACAACATACTCAGTATCCGCAATACCTACAGATAAACCTGCTGAATTTTTAATTTTTAAACTACCTGTAGTTTCTCCATTTTCATCGGATGGAATAAAGTTTGCTGCTGTTTTAGCATTTCCTGCAACATCAACAAGAGCTCTAGCATTTGCAACAGTACCTTGATACCAGTAATCTTCTGATACTAAATTAAAGCCTTTTAGTATTAATTGCCTTGCAGGAACAACAACATCATCAGGGTCATCAGGATATCCTGCGATCTTATTATCACCTCTTAATCTAAATTCTTCATTTGCAATTACGCCAAATAATGTTCCGCCAACCCATATTTTAAGTATCACACGTTCACGTGAAGAAATATCAATAACAGACGAAACTTCAAATCCTGTTTGTCCTTGGCCTGCATTATATTCCGGTCCTACTAAAACAAGATCTGTACCGTCATAGAAGTACATCTTATTATTTTCGTTATCAATCCAAATGTCTCCAGCAACCATAGACGGTTGTGTATTGCTTATGATAGGACCGTTTGCCTTAAATGAGCTACCATCGTATACTTTTAATCTTCCTTGAGAAGTGTCGTACCATAATTGTCCTTGCAATGGAGAACCCGGTGGTGCAGTACTTGCAAAATTTTCTAACATTTGAACAAAGTTCTCATTGAACAGTTCGCCAAATCCTTTATAATTTCTGCCAATAAGTGTAATATCAGTCGACGTAGTATCTATCTGGCCGTCTGCTAGTTCTATTAATAGTTCACCGTCTGTTTTATTAATTTTATAACTCATTTATTAATCCCTACCAGTATAGATAATATAACTTAATGTCAATGTTGGGTTCATTATATTCAATGGATCGCCTAAGTCTCCGTCTGTCAATATTCCGCCACTGTTTGGAAGTGCTTGTCCGTTACCTAACGCTGTAGGTGCATCGTACACTATTGCATCGTTGTCGTTTGGTGTTCCTGAAATGTCACGTAACGCATAGTACTGGTCACCAGAATCTCCACGCATATCGTGTTTGTGTTCAGGTAAATTATTAATATTAATATTTTGTGTTTCTGAACCGCCAGTTGAACCTATTGCATCGGCATATGTTGCTGTTGTTACATCTGCACTTGTTCCGCCCATACTATCCATACCTAATGGCATTCTACCTCTCATATCAGGAACCTTAAAGAAACCCGATGTTACTGTAGGAGCTGCACCAAATGAATAACCAACTACATCAAATAATTCTGAGTATTCGGATATGCGTACTTCCGAACCATCACATAACAACCATCCTACTGGTGCTGTTATTCCTGCATATGGTAAAAGTACACCAACCGGATTTATAGGAATTGCCTTTAATAAGTTTGATCTAGTAATCTTATATAAACCAGTAGATCCTGTTGTTCTGTTTAATATTAATTCATCATCTGTTTGGCTTACTGTTGTTTCATCTTTGCTAGAAATAATAGCATTACCAATCGTAGTGTTAAATGTCTTTAATGATCCGCCAGTTTGTCCATCAAAAGTAACGTCATCAGCAACAACGTCGCCTGTTATTCTAAAAGTACTTGCTGAAGTTAACTTGTTTGCACTACCAGCGATACCAGATACTGTACCATTAACATTACCTGTTAAATTACCTACAAATGTAGTTGAATACACATTTTGCCATTTCTGCGTAGCAGTACCTAAGTTTCTTGTATTATTTCCATCAGGAACGATGTTACTAGTAGTTGTTAAATTCTTTAATGTTGTATTTCCTGCAACATTTAAACTTTTTCCAATGCCAACGCCGCCTTTGGTAATAAGTGAACCTGTTCCGCTAGTATCACTTTCTGTTGTGCCGTTAATAAAAATAGAAGAATCTGTTTGTATATTACCTACAACGTCTAGTGCTTCGTCGGGTGCTTCATTGTTAACACCTAAACGCTGTGTTGAATCTACACGCAAAACTGTTTTCGTTGTGCCAGACGACTTAATTTGAATATCAATATTTGATCCTTCAATCTGGTGTCTGATAATGCCTGCTTGACCTTCAACGCCGATGTTTAACGCAGCGTCAGTACCAATAATAAGACCTGTATTATTTTGTACATTTATCGGAAATAACGATGTACTTGTAACGTCTCCACGTAAAAAGTTGCCTGCTGCAACTGTTTCGTTGCTTACAACTAATGCTTCTGCTTTTTCTGCTGTTCCGTAATACTTTCCAGCACCGTCTCCGGCAATATCTCTTGTTGATAAATTAAAGCCTGGCTTAATTGTAGTAAATCCTGCAATAACTGCCTTTGGAGTAAATTGATCGTTTGAAATAATTGCTACTGGCTGTGCTTCAACTTCTATCAATACAACTGTATATTCTTGGTTGTCTGTTCCTATAACACTTAATGGACTAGCACCTGTTGATAAACCGTCACTGAATGTAGGTCCCACTAGTACCCAGCCCGATCCAGAGTTAAGATAAAGTTGTTGATTATCCGTGTCTACCCAAAGATCGCCTGCTTGCGATAGAACTACATCTGGTTCAGATGCACCTTTGTTTAATCCGCCCGACGGAACCCAACTAGTTCCATCGTACACTTTCAACTGTTCTGCACCAGGGGTGGTATCATACCAACACTGTCCTTCGGTAGGACGGGCTGGTTCTGTAGCACTTGCAAAATTTTCTAATAAATGTAGGAAATTTTCTGCAATAGCAGTACCATAACTAGTGGTATTTTTGCCAGGCAATTTTAAAGTTGTAGTTTGATCTATTGTCTGATCAACTACTGTAATAGTACCATTGTTTGCTTCGTCTGTATATGCTATAGTATATGGCATCTATTACACCTCATTAAAACCTGATAGAGATTGTACTCTAACTGTATAGTCAACCTGAATAAGTCTATTCAACGACTTTTGTACAGGATGGAAGATAACGTGTGTAAGTAAACGTCCTGTACCAGTTGCTGAATAAGCTCTTAATCCTAATTCATCGAATATGTATGAACTATTTTCATCAGTAGCATTATCAAATGCATCTTGTCCCGACGGTTCACCATAATCTAATAAACAAGTAATAACGATATCAGTGTAGTTGGTTCCACTAACGTGTCTAGTTTCAATCTTGTTACGGATTGGATCTAGATTATTAACGCTTCTATCGTCAATTACCTTTGAATATGTTTCATTATATAAACTAGCATTTGTACCAGTGCTATTCGGTGTTAAGTATGTAATAATACCTGTTGGGTCAACAGAAGTGCCACCGTTACCAAACGCCATCTCATAAATCCATCCAGCACCACCGTTACCGATACTCTCTGCTAGAGATATACTCATGTTCTCATAGTGTATAGCATTGCGCTTATCAATCAATACTTCGCCCGTTTCTGGGTTGTGTATTTTGATATGCCCTTGGAGCAATACACCGTTTAAATCGTTAAAATTGTCTGCCATTTTTATCTTCCTGCTATACTATTTATCGTGGTAGATCCGTTGTCTTGTCTAGCAAGAAACGAGCTATGTCTGAATCACTTTGAGATAGTGATATTCCTGCCGGAGACCACGATTTACCTAGTTTTCTAATTATGCTAACCTTTAATCCTTCATCTGGTGCAGTTGCTAGTGTCAAAACATTACCGTTAACTGTAAATTCTTCAGCATGTGTTTCGTCTCCTTCCGGACTATCTTGTGCAATTTCTTTATTATAAATTTCAACTGCATCTTTACGCAATCTGCGGCCACCAACGAATACTTCAATTAAATCACTCGGTAAACCAAATCTCATATTAAATAGACCCGAATCAAACGGTAACTCAAACGTTGATGTTGTTCCGTCTGCTGTAATTGTTATAGTTTCGGTCTCGTCTTTATAAGGAATGGTAGTATCTGCACCTTGTTCTATAAGAGTAGAACCTGCATCATACACTTCTTTAACACCAGTACCTAAAGTTCCTCTACGTAGTTGATTTAAAGTATTTCCAGTTCTATTAAAGAACTCAATACGCTCTCCTTCGATGAAAATTACGCCAGGTTGTTTTGCATCGTATTCCGGCTCTGGTAATCCATTACCGTCGACTAGTTCAATGGTTTTATCGTACCAATTTAAATCTTCTGCTAGTGTATATACATCATCTAGGCGCTTATAGTGCGTTCTATTGAGCATATCTTTAAACTGTCTCCAACCAAATTTATTTGTTACTGTTTCACCGCCAAAATGGATAACTTCAATTTTATCATTTGTACTAGGAGGCGTAACCAATTTAACATAACGTCTGTTATCTGTTAAACTATAATCAATGCTAGGCGTTAATAATGTACCATTAACTGCTATCCACACGTACTGCGCATCTCTTACTTGCTCTCGTAGAGCTATTATACCTCTTTCTAACAGTGCGAAATTATAATAGCCAGGTGTTCCATAAGTCATTTCAGTCTTTTCATCAACTTCCAATGTCCAACGTTCAATGCCTTGACTATTATGATTGCTAAACTGATATACTGTTATTATATCATTATCACTATAAGCATTATTCAAGTATAGAGTGTTCGGTGTGCTAACAAACTCATTGCTGCTATCAAAGTAACCAAAGTTATAATCACTACCGGACATAACAAATACTTTTAGTTCATCACCATCTTGAGCTATTCCTCTTTCAAGTGTAACTGTACTTCCTGGCTGCGATGCTGGCGGTAAACTAGAATCAAAACTACCTGCACCTTCAAACGACCATTCTTGTAGATATTCTAATTTTCTATCATTTAGATATACTTCTAAATCATAGTAGTTTAAACTTGCAACAGGAACTTGTGCTAAATCTAACTGGTATTCACGCTGGCTACCTGTAATAGTAAATTCTTGACTATATCCTGCACTTAATACTGTTTCATTAACCTTAACTATTGTATAAAACTGTAGTGGTTCCTGTGCAAACGGTCCGCTCGAATCTGGCATGTCAAACATTGTTGTACAACCATCTGCTACAAGAGTATCGATTCTAACCTGGCTGTATTCAACATTTACATCTCCGCCAACTGTTATCATAACACTGATTCGAGCACCATCTGCTGCTGGTGTAGGAATTTTTACAACAAAATTATTTGGATATTCATAAGAGCTGTCTGATTTAATTAATGTTGTTTCTACTACTTCTCCGTTAATTGTAACAAATGAATCTGCGTTATCTTCCCAACGTGCATTTGTTAAGAATTCAATAGTTGCACCATCGCCTTCAAATGAAGTGATTTCTAAAATTTCAGCCGCCGAATTCTCTAATGTTACTAAACTAACAGCGGCGCCTGATGCAGGCGGAGTAACAAATTTTACTTTTCCGGTTGTATAGTCGATAGTGTAATCTGTTACAAGACTCATTCTAAGATTGTTTACTTTAACAAATACACCTTCTTCTTGTACTGGTATAGTTCCAATGTCATATTGTGTAGTTACACCGTCGCCTGTATAATTTCTAGCAACGATTTGGCTTGACCCACCTCTTGGTTTTTCGTATACTGTAATGTCCACTGTGTCTAACACTTGTCCAGGAACGACTTCTTCCGGTCCTTTACTAGTTGTAGGAGTAACAAATCCATCTCCGTCGATGTTAATATCTGCTGCTGTTAAACCTGTAGCAGTTTGATAAGCAATGTCGCCGCCTTGTATTAAAGTGTCGTAACTGTCAGGGTCTGGTAAGAACGAGCCGTCTGATGTTTTCTTGCGAACAATAATTACAACTAAGTCTTCATCAACCTGTGTAGATGTAGGAATATTGTATTCGTCTAAGAATATTGTAGTTGTTGCTCCGTCTCCTGTTAACGGTAACATTCTTGCTGATGGATTAAACTCTGTTCCTATTGTTGAACCGTCCCAAAGAGGATCATCCATTCTTTCATTTCTTACAAGAATGTTGTTAATATCATAGCCTAATCTATAAACATTATATTCAACTCCATCTTCGAGCGGTTTACTTAATTCAATACTAACTGTAGAACCGTCTAATTTGAAGATCTCATCTTCAAACGCAGTGTCATATATATCCCAACCTTGTGTAAACCAAGGTACTGAATCCCAACCAGTAGTGCCGCCAAATTCAAATGAACGAACTTCTACGCCACCATAGTCAACACCGTCCATTAATTGGCCGAGTGTTTTACCAAACTGATCAGTAGTTGGTTCATATGCTAAATTAATGCGATCCTGTGCATTAAGCATTTTAAGATCTTTATAATATTCAACACGTAATTCTTGACCGCTTTCTGGTGGATCAATAAATTCTATCTGTCCTAGGTATCGATCGTAACCCTTAGATTGATCTAATACATTCGAATACGTATATCTTCTACCCAATACCTCATCATTGTCTAAGTATACAGCAACACGAGTTGTTCTTAAGTCCATTGGCCATAATAACTTAAACACTTCCTTATTACCAGTAGTTGCAAATGTTTCTGTTGTATCAAGTGTCACAAATTCATACGTTCCAGATACTCTATCAAACTTCATCACTGTATGAAGTGTTCTAATTGGAGTTTCACCAATTATTGCAACCGCTTTTGCTTCGCTTCCAGTTGCTTCAATATTTCCGTTTATTATAACTGTAGGAGCACTTAGATACCCACTACCTTCAGAAGTAATAGTAATTGCATTAATTGTTCCATTTCGTCCTAACGATGCTTTTGCTTTTGCACCTGTGCCGCCGCCGCCGGTTATTTCAATAACAGGTATTCCTGTATACCTAGCACCTGGGTCAGATACTTCAATACGCAATACTTTATATCCTACATTATTGGCCCAAGTTTTGTTTGGATAAATGTCAAGGTCTGCATTTTCTTCTACTAAAACATCGTCAATAACTTTAACAGTTTGCGGGATAATTCCTTCAAATCTATCAACGTATCTTGCAGGTAAATCAAAGTCAGAAACAACAGATCCCGTACCTTCTATCTTTTCGTACGAACTTAGATATTCGCGAATCTTAGTCTTATAAGGTTTAACTTCAAGAACATAATCTTCATAACTTGATAAATTATCATTTTGGAAGTTTGTATGCTGTTCTAATTCACCAACATTGTGTTGTGCTTTTACAAAACTAGTTTTGAACGCCCAGTCAACATAATTTTGTTCAGAGAATACGTAACGCAAACTAGCAAAGAATAATTTGTTATATTCTATCTCTAGTTCGTCAACAAATATATTATCTCTTAATGTTTCTAAAATAATACGTGTTTCAGTAGACGGAACACTATCAAACAATAATGCATCGTATGAAGTTTCATCATAACCGATCAAACTTGCTGACGCATCATATAACGTATTTTTAAACTGTAATGTACCGTTTTGGCGGCCTACTGTTTTATAATTTACAGAATAATCTGCTCCTGTTTGATCGTCTACTTTTTCAAGCAGTAACCATCCTCCGGTTCCTACCGTTTCAATCTTAACTATATCTCCAGTAGTATCATTAACCGAATCTAAATTATAGGAATAATCAATTAAATGATCTATTTCCGTAAATTTACTATACCCAGTATCGTACCAATCAGCATATTCCCAGTATAGAGAAACGTCATAAGACTGACTTTCAACTCTGATCCATTCTTTAGCAACTGAATCTCTTTCATATAAAGTCCATTTACCATTTAATGTTTCATCGTTGTTAACAAGGACTGTAAATCTTCTAACAGTTAATCGTGTGTTTGAATCATAATACTGTCCGCTATTTTCAACGTTTGCTGCTATAACGCTTCCAGTATTATCAATCTCTGTAGTAATAACAGCATTCTCTCCTGTTCCAAAAACAGTTACCGTAGGAGGATTGGTATATCCTCTACCTGCATTGGTTATATTAACACGCACAATTTTACCGTCTTCAATTATCGGAGTTAATGCTGCTTGTTGTGCTTTAGCAACACCTACAAATTGTAACTCAATGTAAGAATCGATTGCTCTATCATATAAATTGCTAGTTGCTAATGGTGGTTCTTCTCTTTGCGTTAACGCTGAAATATCTTTATCGTCTATGATTAATGTATCAATTAAAACGCTATTAACTCTGTCAATTAATTGTTTTAGTGCTTCCGTTCTATTAATAAACCAACCTTGTCTTGGAGAATTAAGAATACCGTATTTTTCTTTTAGACTCAATTCCGGAGCAGGTACTTGTCTATTTCCAGCATCATATCCTACTAAACTATCAAACCATTTTGCCTCAATGTCTCTACTAGGTTTACTAGACTCTAACCCTTCTGTTATAAGTTGATATTGATTGTGTATGTTAATGTTTTGATCTTCAATCTTCCAGTATTGTATGCTAAGTGCAACATCGTCAGCACGAATTAAATCATTACAATTATGTAAAGCAAATTCTGTAGGACTAATAAAACTTACATATCTATAACCTTCATTATCTGGATCTGCGATTAAGTTTGCTACTGTCTGAGCGGACAATGTTCTACCTTCTACACTAGGCAATGTAGTTTTATCTTTAACCCAATAATAGAAATAACTCTTAAATGTCTTAGTTGCGCTATCGTAAATACGTTTAGTGACATACTGATCATCACCATAACGACTTGTCCCTGTAATACCCGCTGCAACACCATTTTCTGTTCCGCTTAAATCATCCCATTCGCTCGGCAAATAAGTTGATCTAACCCATTCATAAACATCTATGGTATTAACCGAAGAGAATGATTTGTTCCAGTTATTTGTACTAAAGATTACATTTCCTTGGTAAGGATTAATATATTTTGCATTTGTTAAATCCCACCATAGTTTACCAACTTGATCGTTGCCCCAGCCATTTGTATCGTATGCTGCTGGATCAAAATAAGTCTTAAAGGATAACTCTTGATCCGCTAAACCTGCAATCTTTCCTTGCAAGATATCAATGTAATCTACATATTGTATCAACTCGTTTGTTTTAACATTATAAAGCATTACACGTTTAATCTTGTTCACGTCAACAGTATCTTTAGTACTGCGTAAAACATTCCAAATGGTAGTATTATCTACGATTCTAAAATCGGCTACAGTTCCTTCTCTTGTAGGATTGTAATTTAAACGAGGCATGCCTACATATAAATGATTGTTTGATAGCAAAGTATTTCTGCCAAAATATTTGACCATTTCTGCATTAACTTCATCATTAAAATCAAAATCAAGCATATGACCGTATAATAGGGTATCGTCGATACGCTGATATATCTTAACTGTTCCTGCGTCTTTATTATAATTCTTAAATTCTGTAAACCCTCTATCAAAGGTCGTTGGAGAATCATTCTTTGAAGCAGTAGGACTTAGTATGTAACCTTCTAACGGCTCACTGTAAACATCAAATGTTGTAGTTATGTTTGCATCTCCATTTCGACTAGAGATTGCAAGTCTGTTACCATCAAATTGTACTTTATATCCAAAGTATTCTGCTCTATCATTATCACTAGAATATAGTTCTTGAGATAGAACAAATCTTCCATTTACTTGTTTATATACATAAACTATGCCGCTATCGATATCCTTAGTGTCATCTAGTGGTGCACCCACTGCTAATACTTTTCCGTCGGCGCTCAATGATACACTAGTTCCAAAATCAACAAAGTTTACCGGTGCATGAATTGTTTGCGATAGTTCATATTGCCCAGTATAGTTTCTGTACACAGCAATAGCAGGACGTTTAGAATTTGCATATATTGCAGTTGCTACAACAACTTCGCCGTCTGCACTAACGTCGAAGTCTGTAGCAAAATCTACTAGCAATTCTTGATCAAGAACTACGCTATCAAATGTATCAAGTCTCGAGCTATCATGGACATATATTTCTTGATCGTTTGGCATATAGCCTATATACGATCTAGACCCTTCAATTAATGCCCAGTCGCTACCCGATCCTGGTAAAGTTTCATACGGATTGATAAATGTTTGTGCCTGATATAAATTATTATCAAAATATACAATGTCGTGGCTATAATAAGTTCTTTCTTCGGAAAATACACCCTTGTATTCTTTATCTTTACCTAAGTCCCAAGTATAGTCATATCCATTTTCCTCCCCGTACTTAATGACGTAAATTTTTCCAGCGTTAATTGTACTATCTTCTGCGCCTTCTGTTTTAACAAACAATCTATAAAAATCATTTAGTTTACTTAATTTTACATCAGTACCTAAACGCTTATTATTTGCTCGTTCAGGTATAGTAAATGAATTAATCTTTATAAATTGTCCTACACCTCTTCTTTCAAAGATATGATACAATCCTTCATTTATTAATCCGCTTACTGATCCAGAAGAGGCCGCCGGAATATTGAATACTTGTTCCCAGTCGTTATTATTTTCTGATGGTACACTCGGCGATCTAGGTATACCTTGAACTATGTCAGTATCGTATAACCAATATTCTGCATCTAAAATTGTATAATATTCGTCAGTTAATGCAGCATTCGAAGGACGAGTCAAATCAATATTTGACCCGTTATCTATTACAATGAGTTTACCAATGCCTGCACTATCCAGACCTAAACTACGTGATTGTATCTGGCCAAAAATACGGAATCCAGCACTAGGATCATAAAGAGGATCACCAGACCCATCTGCTAAAAATTGTATTTCTCTATTTTCGCCGAACAAGTTACCTTGTGCCCAATTACCAGATACGTTTTTAACGTAGATTCTAATGTTCTGTGTGTCAAATCTCTGGAAGAATGTTACTTCTGCTGTTCCAAGATTTGTTACATCCTGTACGGTTAATCCCACTTTAGGTTCGATATATTCGCCTGTAGGAACATATGTTTTAGTTAATTCGATGTCAATATAACCATCCCATAAATCATATACTGTTTGCTCACCATTAATACTACTTAAAGGCAAGCCGATCGTAGACGGATCTTTCCAAGGCAGGTCATTTAATGGTTCGTATAACGAAGTATCATATGTATAGTCATTTGGATCTACTGTTGTAGGATCTAAGAATAAGAAATTTTCACCGCTAGTGTGGTCTTTCTTAACTCTCCAATAGAGATTAGAAAATATGCTAGTTACATATTTTAAAATTGTATCTTCTTTATAAACAACATCCTGTTCCCATTCTGCATTTTCAAATAAAGGTAAAGAATTATAAAATAGATTAAATTTAGAACCAGGAGATAGCACATCAGTATACGCCTTAGGAGATCTAATAACCCACAGTGGTGACTGATATGTTCCTGCTGCCAGGCCAGGAATACCTTCATATGTTAAAACTGTAACTTGACTATTACGAGTATTGTAACTAGATAATGCTGTTGTAGTATAATCTAAACAATTATAATATGATCTGTCAGTGCTGTCGCCAGGACCTTCGTATTTAGTAATAACATCTTGTATTACAAACCCTCTTCCTTGGTCAACCGTATAAGTTCCTACATCATATTCAGGAGTTCCGATCAACCAATATCCATTGTAATAATCGTCAACTCCAGCAGTTTGTTCTGTTGGTGCAACAGTTACATACTCACCAACATATTCGCCAATTGTTGTAGTTAAAGACCCTTGTAATCCAAAAGAACCATTTACATCTTTAAGATATATCGTAGTATTTGCAGTTACGGTACTAGAATCCGATGGATTAAATGTGTACGCAACCGTACCAAAGCCTCCTGCTACTTCAACAATCTGTCCTTCTAAAGGAACGGTATTTGCTTCTTGTACATATAAAATAGCATCAATCTTACCTTTAATTGTTAAGTATCCGGTAAAGAAGTCGCTATCTAATTCAGGAATGTTACCTCCAAACGGTTGTATCTCATCCGTAGATTCTGCACTTTGATTTGCAAAAGAATATTTGTTCCATTTAGTTTGTATCACATCATCAAACTTAGTACCTTCGTACATACTTGTAGGTGCTTTTATTAATATGTGATCAGTAAGCACATTTTCAAAAGGATAATTACCTGTTAAAATTGTCTTTAACTCTTCGTCATCGCTTTCAGTTAGTGCCAAACTTACTAATGTAGGAGCAGTAGCAAAAAAACTATTAAATTCAATATTATCTACTTCACCATCAATGCGTTCTTGCGCTTTCCATAACGAATCTTGATATCTTACTATAGAGTTTGTTCCATAATTTTCATCAGGTACATAATCACCAGTATATAAAGTTTTTACATTTGATGCTGCCGGTGAACCTACTGCTAGGAATTTACCATCTGACGATATTGTTAAACTTGCGCCGAATCTCTCTAGGTCATCAGCCAATCCTTCCTCAGGAGTTATTTCTTGCATCAGTTGATACGAACCGCCGTTACCTGCTCTAGTATAAATGAAAACTTTTCCGTCACCGTTATCAGGAGCACCAATTGCCAGTACTGTATTCTTGTTATCAGCAGCCAATGCTGTTCCATAACTATGATTTACTCCTAAATCGTTGTTTGTAACTATTTGATGTTCGTTGAATCTATTTTTATTTTCTAAAACATTCCAGGCACCTGTACCAATATCATCAATCCATAATCTATTCAACGGAGTAGGATTGTTATTTTGCAATAAAATATTGGCTTCTTCAACGTTTCCTACACGTACACCTAACAGTCTTGTAATCTTTCCTTCAATACCACTTACACTGCTTGATATTGCAACTGTTGTTTGTATCTGAATCGTTGTACCAGATATGTCTAAAATCTTATAGAAGTTATTGACTAACCCGTCTACATTGTAAACACCGATAATATCGCCTACAACTAAATTATCAGGAGTTGTTTTTAAGGTTAATTTTACTATAGTAGCAGATATTTCCTCTCCTGAAACAACCGTTAAATCTGTATTAACATGAGTATATACATTCCATTGTAAAGAATCATTGCCTACCCAAATTGTATCGCCAATGCTACAAGTTAAAAATGCTATTCCTAAAATTGCATCATAACTTTCTACGATAAAGTCAACATCGTCAGGATTTACATATCCACTGTTCTTAACAAATGTTTCATTAACAGTAGTACTTGGAAACGGTGCGTGGTCGTAATCTCTAGGACTTAGATATGCCTGATACGGTAATATTCTATATACTAAATCCGTTTCATCGCCTGTAACACTGTTTACTAATTCAAAACTCTGGGGCTCGAGACGCATTTTAGATTCATCTAAAATATATTCTACTTCATCAAACCCATCTGCCGAACCGTACTGTCCTACCTTAATTGCCCATTCTTCGTAAAACTCTAAACTATCTTTATTTGCTGATCCTAGTACATCAAACAATTTATCAAGTGCATTGCGAGTACCTTTATCTTGAATCATACCTTGATAGAATTTATATTGCGATACATCATCATTAATGATGTTTGCTAGATATCTTCTATTCTGATAACCAATTAAGTGTTGTGCAAACTTTTGTTGCTCTAAATCAAAATTGTCAGTGTCTAAATCATAAAAATCTGCAAATTGATTTGTCTTATATTCAAAATTAGGAATCAAACCCATTTCTGGTTTTTCGTCAAGCCTTGCCCAATCGTTTGCATTAAAGTTTTCAGTTCCAGAAATTTTAGTTCTGGCTGTATAATAAAACTCTTTGTATTTTACAAGATCACCAATAGCATAATCAGTCCAAGACGTCCATTCTGTAACTTTAGCATTATCAAATATAAATCCAGGAATATTAATCGAACCGTCCCAGTCAGTTGTTCTGTAACCTAATACACGAATACGTTCTTGTCTATAACCGGGCTCCTGATCATAAATGACATCACCAAACACAGTTGTATTGTCAAGAATTACAGCATGTTCTTTTTGGACTAAAGATAAGCGAACAGCAAAAATTCCATCTTCAGTAATTTTTGTCTTGAGAATAAACTCTTGAGGATTTTCTCTCGTTAAAGAAACATACTCCGGTATTAACTTCTTGCCGTCTGCTTTTAACAATCTATAACCATAGAATGTGTCATAAATGTCGTCTACCGCTGCATACTTAGATATAAATTTAAGTTGATACGCACCCGGACTTAACGTAATAACAGAACCTGCTTTCCAATTTTGTGTAGTCCAAAACATGAACTCCTTAGCACTAGTATTCCAGTCAGCAACAAACTCATCCTCTGGCGAATAGTAATCAAATACAAAACCTTGTTGCTCTAAGTAATGGCCATAACCTAACATAAAATCTACAACATCTTGTATTGTTTTTAGTACAGAGCCATATGGAAGAACGCTTACCTTAGATTGGAATTTCTTACGGAAATATGCATCATGGCCACCAACCAATGGCAATGCGGCTAACTTGGTAAACTTAGTCCCGTCAAAATCTGTTCCACTAGTATGCGCTTCAGTAGCTCTATAATAATCATTACCAAAATCAACAATAGTACCCTTTGTATACAATTTATTTGGTGTCCAGTACACAAAGCTCTGGCTGATGCCGCCAACATTAACTTGCGGATCGCTTGCTAGTGCGTTTGGTTTGTTATAATAAAAATATGGTTGATCATTATTATAACCTTTAACAATAAATCCGTAAGATTGCTTTTCTAAAATAACTCCGCTATAATAAACATTCTTTATAGGTACACTCTTGTTTAAAACAATTTTATAATTTTCGTCAGGTACAAACACGTTACCTTCGTTCAGCGGAGTTCTGCTGTCAAGGATTAACTTAAACTTGTCTTTTGATGTAAAGCCTGCAAGTTTAAAGCCTATCTGATTTGTAATTGCTTGTAAATTATTAACATAAGATTCGTATGTTACTGTAACATTTGATGCTAGGTAATCGTACACATAATTTATGTAACCAGATGTATATGTTCTATCCTTTGCATTTATTGTATTTGGAAATTGTAAGTCTGTTAAACGCAACTGTCTGTTTGGTGCATTATAGATTATATCTCCTACAAGACCGCGTTTTTGACGCAATCTGTCAAATCCAGTAGACAATGCTCTTGCAGGCTGGTTCAATAATATTGAAGTTAATAATGCAAACGGAAACTCTGAATTGCGGCGCCATGCTGTTTCTACAGGACTTTGATCACCGTAAGCAAAGTTGTCATTTAATCGTGTAGTTCCGTAATCTTTAACATATCCGCTTAAAACAGGACTGATTAAGTTACCGTCTTCGTCAACTGGCAAATGTGTAGTCAACCCCGGACGAATATATTTTTCGTTTACATAAGGTAGTTCGCCTGGCTGTCTAATTATACCGCCTTCTAAATCTTCCCATAAAATAAAGTTATTGCTAGTATATGGGGCTGGGCCATATACTTCTTCCCACCAGATAGGTTTAATAGTATACCCTAGCATTTCCCAAGGATGGCTATGAGGACGATCGGTGTCATAAGCGTACTTGTATACTGCTCTCCAGTAACCTCTTATTGGATTTCCTAAAGGACTAGTCATTCCTACGTGATTAAACGTAAACGGATCTTCTCTTAAATAATCAGGATTTGCAGTATAATCTTCGTCTGTTAATTGCAACCACTGTACAAAGTCTCCGATCATAGTATTATTAACATTATCATATAACAAGCCAGTTTCTCTATGTTCCGAAGCAACAAAGTTGTGGATATCAAATAATTCCGGATCGTAACTTACTTTTAAATTATTGTATATTCTTTTTTCTAATTCTAATAATAGATCATCTCTATAATCGCCAAATGTAAACACAATGCTTCCGTCGTGTCCTTGTATCACTTCGCGGCTTTCTAAATACGTGTCGTCAATAAACGTAGTAGGCTCGTACTTAGGATACAAACCTAACTTAGTCGGAGTTGGCGGAACATAACAACCATTCGTTGTTTCGTATTCATAGATCTCAATAGTATCACCGATCTGCTTTTCTGTTGTGACGATAATAAATCCTTGATCGTTAAACGTGTAATCCTTATCGTGTAATAATTGTATGCCATTTTGATATACATGCACAGCCTTATCACTGGCAGTACTATTATCAAAAATTGCACTTAACGCAAAATATACATTATCTGGATCTTCGACTTCAATTAGATTATATTTTGCTGCGCCGAATGGCACCATGTCAGAAAAATAAAATGGCATGACCTTTGTTTTGTCTTTTACCATTTCAGTTAATATCTTATCTACATGTTCCTTTACAGGTCCACTATATCCTAAATCGTGTGCAATTTTTAAGAAGTTTCTTTTAAATTTACTGTATTCACGTCTAGCATACTTTAATGCCTTTACCATATTAGCATCTTTGTCAACAAGATGATATAAAGGTAAGTTAAGTGGGCACGAATGTTTAACAATTCGTTTACCGTATTTTGATACATTACCTAGATCTCTAAGATTACTAAGTCCAGGAAATGTTCCATTAAAGTTTTGGATTTCTTCAATTATAGTTCCTACATGGTCATTAACTTCGCCCAATGTAAATTGTGTTATATCTTCATTAAGTGGATTTCTTTCTAAGTTACTCGGTACTTCATAAAGTCCGTTGTTATTTTTTGGTGCAGACGAACGAGTCTTAATAATAATGTTATCGCCGGTAGTTAGACTACTTGTAAATTTAATAGAATATCTCTGTTGAGAATCTACACTAAGAGTATAATCAGTATTTTCAAATTGCAAATAATTATTAACGTATACCTTAACCCACAGGTCTGTTAACAATCCGCTCTTGGTATAAACGTCTATAGGATAAGAAGTTCTTGTATTATCTACTATATACTGACGAATAACAGACTGCTGACTTAACGAATCTACTTTCTCCCAGCCATTAATATTATCGTAAGAATCTCTTGCTGTATATCTTCTAAGATATCCTGAACCCGTAATCAATTCTTCTGTTCCAGATGCAAATGGACAATATGTCATTGAATCAGATAACAAATCAAATTCAAATACAATATCGCCCACATTTTCGATGCTTCTATACTTTAACGGAAATCCTAACTCACTGTCAGTTGCACCTGATCCAATAGCATAAGAAAACACTTCTGTTCCAGTAAATGTAGACGATTCGTATATCGTAGTATCTGCATAACTATTTTCTTCGCAGTCATAAACATCAAACAACGGAGGCTGGTTAATAGTTGTTTTATTTTGTGCAAGTACCCACTTGCTTCCATTAAACCAAAGCATTTTACCTGTATAGTTACTACCTTGTTTACATAATAATGTTTCGTTTAGTAACGGAGTTGAGTCATCAGTTTCGACTAAAGATATCTGACGGTTATTATTAAATGTAAGGAATTTTACTTCGTATATTTTGCTTTGTACTAGAGGATCTGGATCTGCTGTAAAAACAATACGCATGCCGTTTGTTAGATCTACTCCGTCAACGTTATAACCAGAGGCTCCTTCGATTGTACTAAATGCATCTTTAGTAAAATCGTCGATTAAATCGATATTTGCCTTAGTTTGTGTACCAAAGTTAAAAAGTTTCAATCCTGGTTCAAATTCAATAATAGGTCGTGTTGCTCTAGCAGTTTGATCTAACTCTGGAGTCTGACCGTTAAGTGTCTCTGCTAGTTCAATAACAGATTTATGGAACCATCTATTATACTTTGACCATAGGTTTCCGTCTGGGCTTCCACGATTAATTGTAATGTAATCTTTATTAATTGGATAACCTAATGCTTCAGAATATGGTAATCTATCAAACCCTTCATTATCAAACTGTACCATTAAATCTTCTGTAAATGCACTAGGCACATTCAGTTCTTCTTCTGAAATTAATTTAATCTCAGAACCAACACCTTCAACATACCAAGCACCTATACCATATTTTTCAGGTATTACTGTTCCACCAAAAGAAATTTTCATTCCATTTGTTAATGCAAATCCGGAACCAGTAGTATAATCTTTCTTATTTAAAATTTCTAATTCAACATTAATGAATGTTGCATCTGCTAAATCTTTAACTATTATATCGCCCGAAGCATAGATATCTTTATCGGACATATAATAAATTACATCAGGTGTAGCAGCATCTAATGTAATCTCTATCGTACCTGTTGCAACGCTTTGTTGCGACACTTGCGAGGTTAAATTAAACGAAGTATCTAAAGACCACTTATCAGCATCTTGTACAAACGTATCTCTTGATAAGTGAGTATCTGTTACTACATAGATACTTCCGTCAACTATTGCCTTTTCGCCTACATCATAATATTTTCCGCTAGTCCATCTATCTGCTTCAACTTTGCTAGTTCTAAATGAAATAGGATTGTTTGGAGCATTAATTTCAAACTTATACGTGATTCCTCTATACAAAACAAGTTCGGGATTTTGAGTATTACCATCAGGTGTAAACACGTACCCATAGTTATCACCATTGTTAACTTCTTTAACTTTATACGTGCTTTCAACCTCAGCAGTTTGACCAATAACTTCAACAGTTTGAGGGCCGCTTGGCAACCAGTAATATTCACGGAAATTTACAAACTTATCCCAATCGATATGCGGATTCCATGCATAATATTCTTGCGCATTTAACACGCTATGATTATCTACATTACCGTCTAAGTTGCGAATTTGATTTATGTAATCATTATAGTCAGCATAAAAGTTTACATTATCAAGTTCATCTTTTATTAAGGCAACCGGTTCTAATTGATAATCTTCTCTAGACTTACTTACATCTCCAATGTAATTGTCGCCAGACTTATACCCCTTGGCTGCATTGCGACCAATATATCCGTTTAATTTTTCTGCTGTACCAGGTTGTATTAATTGATCTAACGTGCTAGATAAAAATTTGTTGTTAACATCTGTCCTAAAATATCTTGGAAGATGGTTTGCACTTTTACGAGGCTCATTTCCATCAACTGGTAATGGAACTTCGTTTTGATCGTTATCGTAAGCCATTAGTAGGTTAGACCTCCGCCTGTTGAGCTGCTATAAGTACCACTTTGAATACCTGTGTTTGGTGTTGTTAATTCAGTAACTACTGCACCACTCGCTTTTAATCTGCTTGCTGTAACAGAATCTATAATATCAATATTACTTACTGTTGCTGAACTGATAAAAATTTCATCTGCTTCTGATTTTACTTCGTACAGTGATCCAAATGCTTGATCTTCCTGCACAGGAACTATAACAAATGTAACTAAGTCAGGACTTAATTCATTCATTACATAACTTGCTAGTTCTGAGAAATAAAACTTGTCGCCAAAATCCCAATTTTCTAATGCAAAAAATCTATTTACTGCATTAATAATATCCGATTTAAGTTGATTGTCATTAATAACTAGATTTGGATTTTTAACTGCTTTAAAACGTGCTTGCAAATCTGCCTCCGCTTGTCCACCAAACAATGCTTTATACTTTACCGGATGATAGATAATTTCATCGCTTAAAGACTTAATCTTGTTAAGTTCCGTTGCATAACTTATATACAAGTTATCGCTACTTGGCGGCAATGGTTTAGAACTAATTGTTCCGTCTAACCACGATCTATATTGTGTATCATAAGATCTGGTTAACAAATATGTATCGATGATATTGCTTGCACTTGGATCAATTCTATTATTTTGATCTGCTGCGTGTGTATATTGGAACTTAATATTATCTCTACCAATTCTTGCTTTGTAATTTGTTTCTATAGTAAACGTATACGTAGAAGAATCTAGTCGTTCAAAAATATCTTCATCTATATAATAAAATAGTTGCCCATCTTCGTATTCGCTTAACGGTTGTCTATCAGATTTTGAACTTAAAATTGTCTCAGTTGTTAAACCAAGATATTCTTTAGTAACATAAACATAGTCATTTACACCATCTGCACTTGTAACCTTTTCTAAGAATACTAACTTTGTTGTTGGGTTGGTGGTTTCGTCTATAATTTCCTTAAAAATATCAGGATTATCAACAACTCCATCATCGTCATCGTCATAGAACGATATTTGAATTTTTTTACTATCTACATAACCTTCTGCATCACGGTATTCTTCTATGATTTCCCAATCTAAGTCGTATGTAAAAGGAGTAAGTGCATCTGGTTGTGTATTGATGTTCAGAACCGTAATTTTATCTTTAACAATTTTTCCTGTTTTATTATTGTATATTCTATCACTAGAATCATAATAAAATCTAATTTGTGTATCGCTTTCAAACACATAACGTAATGCACGATATGTTACAGTATACTTTTCACCGTCTGTATTGAATACCAGTAACCAACTTGCATCTAATTGCTGGTTTGTTGTATCGCCTGTTTTACCTGTTGAAAACGGGTCTGCAATATTCAAGTTATTTTCTGTGACCAGTCTCCATTCGCCTTGGCCTTGCGCATAACGTAAACCAAATGTTTTATATGCAAAAATTTGATCCGTTACCTGTGCTTGTACATCTGCTGTTAATGTACTAGGCAATGCTGTTCTAATTTCAACTAGTTTAGGTCTCAAATTAACGTCAGAAGCATTACCAGGAATCACATCGTTGAGTACTATTGGCCCTGAACCATCGGTTTGTGTTTCTGTACCGTTGCCGACAACAGATATAACCTTAACCCAATGATACTTGCTACCGCCTCTATAATCAGGTTGACCGGCTTCAAGTTTTCCGTTTAAGAAATGATATCCGGTTGGTGGTTCAAACTTTAATAATGAATTTGGTTTTACAAACTTCATGTTTGATGTTGTATAGTTACCGACCCTAACCCTTACACCATTTGCATTAATTAAATAACCTGTAGAAATATTCGTGCTACTTGTTGATTGGACCCATGTTGCGCCTAAATCTTCAACTAATAGTTGTGGGAATTTATCTAAGTAATAATTTCTAACCTTTACGTCACCTAGTATAGGCTCAATAGTGTTAACTATGGCTCCTTCGATATCTGTTAAGTTATCAAACGTAAACGATGTTTTTAAATTAAGGTATTCTTTATATAATGCACCATCTGTTCCAAACAAATTGGTAGAAGAATATTTTCCTGTCGCATCAATCAAATCAAAATATCTTGATATACCGCTTGCAGTTCTGTTAACTGATTTTGCTTTAACAATTTCTTGGCTTATCGTTAACGGACCAATTTGGTAATCTTCCGCTGTAATCATTCTATTTTGTGTATAGTAAGTTGCTGGAGCATTATTTTTAATGCTTGAATTTGATTCTGCAACAGTACCATTATCAACAGTATATTTTAATTCTAAAGTTAAGGTAATAGTTTCGGCTTTACCTGCTTTAGAAACATAAGGAATACGTATGCTAATGCCGCGCATGTCATCAGGAGTAACAATTAATCTTTGATTTTTGCTTACTCTATAATAAACACGGAAACTGCCCTGAGGTAGGTTACCAAAAGTACCGTCTGAGAAGATTAAACTGATTCTGTCTTCAACACGACTTAACACTGAATAAATGTTACGGATATTTTTATTCAAACTATTGTAAATGATATTGTTTCCTTCAATAGCATCTACCTTGGTCCATAATTCTTCTTCATTGCCTAAACTATCTAACTTGTATAACCAAACATCAGTATTGTTTACATTACGTGCATCAACTGCTACAATTTGGTTTGTTGATGCTGATGTGATGTTAAATGTTCCTTGATCTAACGTTCCTTGGCGGAAATGACAAAAGAATCCTGTATTTGAACTTGCATATCCTCTACCATCGTCTCTATAAACAAATGCAAAATTGTTGCCTGGGAATGGTGCTTCTTCTCCGATAGCGTCAGTTGTTAAATCAGTCGACACTACTTCAAACATTGCTGACTTTCCGTCAACTGTTTTACTAAAGTTATATGCTGGAACTGTAATGTTGGTACTATTAAAACGATATTGTTCCGTAGGAATACCATTAATTGTTTCTTTTCTATTTGGTCTACCAAAGGTACCATTAACAGGCAGTGCTGCGTTCATTACACGTATAAATTGTTCGTACCAATCTGTGTTACTTGGATCATTCCAAAGAATGGTTTGATTCTCTAAATTAATGTTATTTGAATCAACTATTTCTTCTGTAGTAGAAACTGATTCTATTTTTAATATGCCATTTGCTGCTTGGTTACGCTTAGGATTATATGACAATAATCTTGCCAATCTTAAAATACTTTCGCGACGTTCTGCTAATTCTAAGTAGTTTTCGCGAGCGTTTAGATCGATACGGAATGCAATGTTTTGTCCTAAAAATGCAATAAGATCTATCAGTGCAAGATATTCTGATGATTCAATGTAGTCATTAAAATCTTCTGGATAATTTTCACGCAAATATGCGATCATCGTACGACGTAAATTGTCAAAGTCATACGATTTAAAATCAGCGTTGCGGAATGATTGGTAAACTCGTTTCCAATCTTCTGCTGCTAGTAATCTGTTCTGTCTATCAGTTGATGACATAATGCATTCCTCTTATACTATATTTATTTGTTATAGTTAACTGCGCAGTTTATTTTACGACAAGAAGCCTGCTTTCTCATCAAATTTCATGCGCATACTTTCTGAGATATTATATGGAAGATAAGTTAAAGTGCATTCTATTTGCAGCCCGCTTTCATAGTCGCTTACAATAATATTATCAACACTTACACGGGGGTCATAATTAATAATCTTAGTCACGTTCTTAATAATTACGTCCTTTAACTGTTCTGTTAAGGGTTCAAAAATAGCGTCCCAAATAATGGTTCCAAACTCCGGATCTGACAACTTCTCACCTTGTCTTATATGAAAATTATTAATGATATCTTGTTTAATTAATTCAATGTCGTACAATGTCCAGTCCGTTGCATTAGGATTAACTGTACTAATGCCTCGATAGGCTCTACTTTCCGGAACGGCCTTGTGTTTTTGATTACTAGGAACCGTTATTTGTTTATAGATATTTTTCTCTATTGTACTCATTAAACGTAATCTCCTAGGTTATCGTCCCATTCTTTTCCGGCACTAGACGTATTTATCTTGGCTAATTTTGTCCTTACGGTCAATAATGCACTAGATGCAGCAACGGTTGCTGCATCATATAATTCTACGCCTGCATTAACAACCGCTTTAAGGCTTGACGGAACATGAACGCTATCAAGATCTTTCATTACAGATTGTGCTGCTGCAAATCCCATCTCTTCTCCTGCTACTGCTTTATCAACAGCAGTATCTAATGTCGCTACGTTTTCTGTTGTAAGATCTTGTTTAACTGCATCTGCTGCTGCACCTACTGCTGCTGGAGGTGCTGATGCATCAGCAGTTTTCTCTTTGATAGGCGGCGGTGTTTCTTCAGTATCTGCAAGCAGATCTTCTTTAGGTTTTTGCGGGGTTGTACTCTTACCTTTACGGAACGTATCAGGAGTTTTATTGTAATCTGTAGGATTAATTACAATAGGTTCCTTAACAACTTCTGGAGAATCTAAAGGTTCTTCTTCAGATTGTGCAGCGTCATCTTCTGCTTGTAATGCTTCTTCTGCTGCTAATGCTGCTGCTTCTTCTTCTGCTGCAATTTGCTCGTCAACTAATTCTCTCAATTCTTCATTACTCAATGTTGAATCAAGAGTTATGTCTGTCTTTAGATAGGTGCATTCTAATGGATTAAGATTTTCGTGTCCATACCATGGTTCATGCATAGGTACACGTTTCATAATACTAAATGTCTTAGATTCTTCGTCGCGAGAACTATAATCGTCGCCCGATTCCATGTCGCCTACTGCCCAATACTTAGGATCAGGTATATCGTAGGTTTGAAATACTTCAAGTTCTTGTGCTAAGTCTGCTTCTGTTTGCTCCTCTGTATTCATATGGATTTCGGTAGCGTGTTCGACAATATTTCCTCTAGCAGTAGTACGTTTATTACCTATTACTTTGTTTTCGTCCTCGCCAAGAACCTTTACTAACTTATCTTTAGTAACATACAAATGGTAGTTTTCTACTGTTTCCATTTGTATATTTTTATTTGCTTTAACATTAAAATTTCTGCCTGCTTCTATATTAACGTCGCGTCCTGCATTAAAATTTAAATCTTGTTCGGTATGTACGCTGATACTATCTTGAGCATAAATGTCTATCTTGCCTGCAGAAGTTAATTCTATCCAAGTAGTGCCTTTAGCATTTGCAATGTAAATTAAATCTTCTGAATTATGGAGCATTATTTGATGTCCGGTTCGAGTTTTAATTTTTAACATTTCGTTATGGGGTAACTCTACATTGCCACCTTTCTCTCCCATTTCTGCATTTGCATATTCTGAAGGGCCAACACCATCTACCCATGGATCTACCGGATTTCCTGAACCAGGTAATGACTTTCTTAATAGTGTAGGATCTCCGTCATCAAGTACTATAGAGCTCCCTCCTAATCTACTATAAGGAACGCTTGATTGCGCAAAGTTTTCACCGTATCTAATGCCAGGTGAGTCGGGTCTACGATCGTATGGCCCAGGTGTACTAAGACCAAAAACTGAACTAGGTATTTCTCTCCTTGCGCTCGATGTAGTGGTTCCTCGTGTTTCGTCTGACGAAAGTCCTTGAATATCTAAAATATTAAGTGCATCTAGGTTTACCGGTTTTACAAATCTTGTTGGATCTCTTCCGGTTCCTTTTTCAACTTTTTTATTGTACTCACCAACTGGTAACTTTTCTGTATTATCTTGATTATTATATGTTGTTACAGGAGTAACTGCTGGTAGCATAAAGTTCATGTAATCATCTTGTACACAACCGATCCAATAACCGTTACCTCGAATACCTTCAGCAAATATAACTAGCACACGAGTACCAACGTCGGGTGGTATAAACCACATACCGTAACTTTTTTGTGTGTACTTGAAAGAAGCGTTTTCAGTTAAACCATCATATGATGTTACTCCATAAAACGGACTTAGGTATCTTACCTGTGCTAAACGTCCAGGAACATTTGGAGAGTTACCAGATTCGTTTGTAAACAAAACTTCAACTTCTAATGTACCCATGTACTTAGAGTCAAGATGATTTCTTACAATGGCTAAGTAAGGTCCAGGGCTTCCTTTAGGATCAAATAGTTCCGAACTTGTTCTTGCTGATTCTGGTTTTGCCATTATTCTACCTTATAACTTTAAATTATTCAATGCACTAGTTGCATTATTTAGAGCAGTTTGCGCACTATTGGCAGCGTCTTTGGCTGCACTTAATAAGTTTGTTGGTAATTTACCGCTCGATAAGTTACTGACCAATCCATTAATACCTGCGTTAAGTTGGCCATTCAATCCTGATAATGCTCCTGATATGTCAGACTGTATTCCTGACAGTATTCCGCCTAGTTGATTTAAACTAGCAACTGCTGTTTGAACTTCTGGCGGAATATAATCTGCTATTGACTGGTCAATAACTGGCGAAATAACTGCACCTGGTTTTTCAATTATCGATGAGCTGTTAACTGCTGGTTGAGCTCCACCGGTATCGCTTTCTTGATTACGTCTACGAATAGTGCTTAATGTTTGTGTAAATCTGCCTTGGGCAAATTTATTTTGTGCAGATACAACTTTATACAATCCGCTAAATGCCCCTACTGGTGTTGATTTTACTTCTGGGAAGATCATATACCCGTCTGTTCCAATGTCTAACGGTGTTCTAAAATTAATAACAATATCTACTTCAGATGTCTGATACTCCATGCTGCCATCTGCGGTCATATTTAGAACTCCGGATAATTCAGAAGCATTATAGTTTCCTTGACCGCTATCTGCAATATAATACGGATCTCCCCAAATTTCTAAATCTACGCTAACCAAGTCAGTATTACTGTTTACAATGGCATCATTAAACGATCTTGCAATCTGTGTTTCTGGATGTGTTTCTGCACCATAACCCAGTCCACCCGACGATGCTTTAGTTGTTTCCTTTGATGTTACCGTGCCAGAAGACGACGACACATCGCTGCGACCTTCTGGCGCACCACCTGTAAACGGTTCGTTTCCTTTTACAGATTTATCCCTACCTCCACTAACTGCATCAGCGTGTTGTTGTCCATAGTCGCCCATTAACGCATTAAAAAATGCTGTGTTAATGTCTATGTCAAACTTAATAATATCATCATTTTTTCCGGTATAGATATAATTGTATTCTTTTAATGCCTGTTTAACTAAATTTTTATATCCTGGTGGAACTTGCGTTGGGCCTGCAATCGTTGACGATTGAATTCCGTACGGAACAACTCTATAAACAAAAACTTTAGGCGAGTCGCCTGTTTGCTCAACGTTTTTAGTGTCTTTTACAAGATAGCAATCTGCTTCTATCTTAAACCATTTTTTCATGCCAACGCTATCAGGCTCTTCTGTAATAAATTGACGACCATATTCTGATATTAATACCAATTCTTCAATAATGTCTTGTATTTTTGCACCTTTTGGAAATTGTATTTTCTTTGCTTCGTTTGATATCACAATATCACCGCGTTTAAACACTCCTGTATTTTCTTCATCTTGGACAAAGCCAGGTTTACCAAAATAGGTTTTACCACTATCAAGATAACTTTTAGCAATCTTTGATAAACCTATCTTATTAGAATTTGCTTCATCTTCTGCAAATTCTCTCACCGTTTCACCTAACGCACTTCTTGTTACTACAATACCCAACAGTTTCTCAAGCTCAGTATCAAAATCTGCAGGCAATTCGCCGTCTGCTATTCCGGTAAGAGACTGATAAATGTCTTTTTTCTGTTCTTCAGTTAACTGTCTTATCTCGCCTTTGCCCGACTGAGTGTTGGCTCCGCCGCCTCCTTCAGTAGCACCTAGTAATTGTTCATCTGCTGTGCTTCTAATTTTTGGAAATAATATTACATACTGATCGCCGGTTACCTTATTACCAGATTGTTCTAATTCAAGTTGTCTTGAATTTAATTGTGATGCAAGGCTATTTGATCCAGTCTGTAACATTTCTATTAATGTTTCACCTTCTAGGTCAAGATCGGTCATTATATTTTGTGTTTCATCCGCAAATGCTTGCTCATGCCAGCCTATTGCATCAACATGATACACGCTTCCTCCTTCCGAAACACTAAACTCTATATTGTTTAATGTTAAAGGGAACATTCGTTTGGCTTTAGTTAAATTTGTCAGCTTTCCGTCATCGTCCCAGCCTAAAAATTCAACCTGCAACAGAAACGGTGCTTTAGTGTAATTTTTATGCCCTGCTTTTTTAGCAGCAATTTGAAGTGTTTGTAAAAACATTCCCATCGAATATGGTTCATGAACAGTGAAATTGATGCTAGTTGCATTCGTATGTTTAGTTTTTCCGTTTGGTGACATTAAGGTTTCTATTTCTACATCATCAATAAAATATTCTGTAGTAATTCCGTGTGTCGATTCTAACGTTGTTTTTACTTGATCATTTCCTGTTCCGCCTGATTCTAGTACAATGACGCTAGGTCCGTTTTTTCTGTATGTAGAATCTGGAAAATTTGTTTCTGTGACTGTTAATGGTCCAAATGTAAACTTATATGTAAAACTTGCAAACTTAGAAAGCATATTTTCTATCGGGCCACCAGTGTATGCTGACGACCCTAATGCTGCTGCAATCGTTTCTACCGTTGCACTTGCTGATTTTAAGGTGCTTCCTAGATCTGACAATCCGTTTATTGCGCCTTCTATCTTATCAGCAGTTGCAGATATCGTATTTGCTGCATCAACAATAATGTTTTGCGTATTTTTTAATGATCCGATGATGTCTGCCATTTAAGATCCTATTAAAGATTGTAAGTATCGTCCTTGTGGAATATAAATTTCAGTCCCGGCAACAAAATCATATATAGGGTCTTTTAAAATATCCATGTTTCGTTGGGCAAATACCCACCATAATTTGTGATCTCCGTACAAAGCATAGGCTAACAGATCTGGTCTATACGTAAATGGTGTCTGTATACTATACAAAATATCGTCGTTGTGCGCAGGAACAGACCGTATAGACAAAACATCTAGATATTGGTTATTGATAACCTTTGTTTTATTCCAAGGACTTGATCCACCGTATTGTGCCATTATAAATATCCGCCGTTAATATCTGTAATATATTTGCCATTGACAAATGCTTCAAGACTAAATTTGTTAACCTTGTCTCTGCTGTAAGCAGGCATCAGTGTAACTGTTATTGTTGATCTAGCAGGAGCCCAACTTCCGTCTGGACCTATAGGTGCTTGTATGTAGTCAACATCTTGTTCCAAGTTTACCGTAAAGTTCGTAATAACTACCGGAACGTCGTTGAATACGTAATCGCCATATCCATTTAATTTTACCACAGGAGGCGGTGCACCGTTATTCGGTGATTCGCCGTATGCCATTTTAGTTACAGATTTTAAATAGTGTACTGCGCCAATCCAGTACTCTGCTTCTCTAGAGTTTTCAACAGTAAACTCACCTGATATAGTAAACTGATCCACACTGCTATTTGTATATACTGGAAACGGATAATTACTATGTGTAGGATGTACTGTATTGTATGCCGCAGAATGTTGAATGTAGACTGTTGGAGTATATGGAAAAACAAAGCCGCCTGTTTCTTTTAACGGATTTAAAAGATTGCTATCTTGGTATTCTGCAGATGTTGGTAAGGACAACTTTACCCTCCAATCTGCTGCACCGCCCGTATCCCAGGCACCAAAAGCAAAACTACCCGAAGCAGCGTTGCCGCCAGGCAATATTCCAGCCATTGATAACACTCTGCCAAGGTTTGTTTGTGCAACATCGTTTATTACATTTTGTGTAGCACGTTCAACAATGTTCGTTGGTGCTGATGCAACTTCTGAACCAATGTTATTGATCGCACTTTGAATGATATTTGTCATATTTTTAGTCTCCTACAGTAATATTTAGTTGACTTTTTAAACTGCGTATATTATAATATGTAGTATATTTTAGGAGAAAACCATTGAGGAAAGTAAATTACTTAAACAACAAGGACTTATTAGCAGAAATTCATAAATCTAAAAATACATTTAGCGAATATGTTCAACCAGAATTCCATCAATACGATATTATCTTAGAAGATCTAGACAAGATTAATATTCGTACTATTGCAGAAGCGAAACGTAACAAAGCAAAGCGCCTTTCGCAGGAA